ATCTTACTAGTTGGGCTGTTATCTGTTGCCTTAGCTTTTCTTTCTACACTACCTAGTCTAAGCAGGGCTGGAGTGAGGGGATGGTCTCTTAGGTATTGTGCAACCTTATGCTGATTTATACCTGTCCCGTTCTCATCAACCTCTAACATATCTTCACTCCTACGTAACTTCCATGTTGGGTTATACATAGACCTCATATACCAGTCTGTTTCTGTTAACGCATCGTAAGTAGTTGGTTGTCCCTTTACTGCTGCATTAAAAGCCTCGTTCGCACTCTTACCACTACCTTGGCTGCTAATCTCAGTGAGTATTAACTGCTGACCCCTGTAATGTGATTTTAGACTGTCTTCACTTAGTGGACTTTCTATTATAGTATCTTGTCCTTCTAGGCTACAGGATAATTGAAACTGATTAACTACTTCACTTGTACTAAGGCTTGTGTCACTTCCTGCATAGTGTGAAGGATTGATTATGATAGATTGTGGCTGCTTACTTACTACCTCACCTGTCTGTATGTCTAACCAGCTTATAGGATTACCCTGTACTAGTGTGTCCCAGTCATAGATATAAAAGTCTAATCCTTCCTGTCTGATATGTAGGTTAAGATACTGCATAACTTCTTTTAGTAGGTCTTCATTTTTCCAAGTGCTATCCTCGTCCTTACCAATTATGAACAACTCACTAACACATAGCTCATCAAATATTGTACCTTCCTTTCCCTTTGCAGTACCCTTAGACTGGTCATATAATAATCTAGGCTTTTGGTTGTTGTTTAGATTTAGCCCCCTAGTATCAAACATTCCATCTATGACCTGCTTAAAAGTAGTACTACCTGCCTCTTGTACCGCCTGCCTATAGTTAAGTGGTACTATATTCTTGTAACTAGTATATTGAAGGGTACTAAGAAAGTCTGTACAGTTAAGGGTAAATTCATCAACACTACTATTAAAGGGTTGGCTAAAAGTGGCTGGCTCTACATAACCTGCAAACACACACTCACTACCCTTCCAAATGTTTACTACTATATCCCTTGCAGCACCTGTAAAGAGTAAGTCACCTAAGTAATCAGAAACAACTAAGTTAATAGTAGCTGACTTTCTTATTACGTGTTCTGTTATGTCTTCTATACTTTCTTCAATATGTACAGGGTCAGCAGCAAAGTATAAACCATCCTTGCCTATCCCCTTAACATCCCCACTACCACCACTTTTAATTAGGACGGTTAGTAGTTCATCCGATAAGTCCCTAAATTCACCTCTTAATATCATAGTACTCTCCTTCCTGTCTTACTCTGAACTTTGCTATAGTTACTTAGGGCTAGGTATAAATCACTACCTTTCACCCTTACACTACTTACACCTACACCACCACCTAGGCCTGCTGTATTGTTGTCTAAGATTCTAAATAGGTTAGACTGCTGTGTTTTTGTCAGTATCATTTCACCACTATTAACACGTGCTAGGTTATGGTCTCCAACTGTCTTACTACCTTGGAAAATACCACCCTGTGAGAATGATTGTAACTGTGAAATCGTACTAATCATTACTGCCGTACCTGCTGCAATTGCTGCTACCCAACCAATAACGCCTAGTTTAGAATCTTGTGCGGAGGCTTGTGCAAAACCTAAGATAATCTGACCTATTGCCTGTAATACTAAACCTGCCTTGGCTGCTGCACTATCTTGTCCTAGTTGTTGTATTGCTTGAGACATAAACACCATACTAGCACCTATCTTCTCACCGTCACTAGCCATTGAAGACCCTAGTATCTGTTGTAAGGACTTGGCATCATCTAACATCCTAGAAAAACCACTATCCTCAAAACTACCTAAGCTATCCTTAACCTTCTGTAGTTCTTTCATACCCTCTACAGACTTCTGTAGCTCCTCAGTAAGTTTAGTAAGTGCAGAAAAATCAAGTCCCTTAAGGTCTAGACTTCTACCTAGTTCCTGTCCTAACTGCTTTGCTTTGTCGATTAGTGGGTTTAGTAGCTTATCACTTGCCTCTTTCTCATCCTTTGCCCTTTGGTCTAGTCGTTCTGCATATTCATTAGCATACTTAGCCTGTATGTTAGATATTGCTGCCTGTTTCTGTTCCTCTAGCTGTGTGAGTAGTTCCTTATTACCGTGTGCTTTCTCAGCTAGGGTGTCATACTTCTTAATTACCGCTAATATCTCCTCTTTCGTGTCTGCCTTTCTGAGTTCTTCTAGTTTAGTGTAGTAGTCATTGATTATCTTTAGTTGATTATCTAAAGCCCCTTGCGTATTGATTACATTATTACTCTTATCAGACCCATACGCATTTTTTAGCTGTTCCTCCTCTACCTTCCTACTACCCTTATTGTTATTGACTGTCTCAGTTTCGATAGTCTGTTTTAGGCTCTTTTGGTCATCTGCTATCTTTTCTGCTTTCCGCTTTGCCTCTTCTGCTGCTTTATCTACTTTAGGCTTAGCCGTCTTGACTTTCTTAGGCTTTGCTATCTTGACTTTCTTAGATGTAGGCGCATTAGTCCTCATATCAGTTAAGTACTCTCTTCTAGCCTCATTCCATTCCTCACTACCTTTCTTAAGTAGGGATAATTTTCTTAGGTGGTATTGCTTAAGTTCCTTTAAGTTCTTACCATGTGCAGCAACGTAATCTTTATGACTGTCTTCTAGTGCCTTTAATTGTGACTGCCTACTTTTCTCTTGTGCCTCTTCCTGTTGGCTTAGTAATTCATCATGTGCGCCCTTCTGATAGTTCTTTGCAAAATCATATCCCTTCTTCCACTCATTTATAGCATTACTAACTAGACCTTCCCAGTTACCATCTATCAAGTCTTTTATTACACTTGCTGCTATTCTAAAAGGTGTTAAGATATACTGTAAGACTGCATAACCTACACCATAGATAATCTGTTTGAGTTTGTTAAAGCTACTACCTAAGTTGTTTAGCTGTGGAAAGGTCTTCTTAAACCAACCTACAATATCTTCCCAATGTGCCACTAAGCTAGCTACTAGGGTAATTACTAAACCTATACCAATACTAGAGAGTGCTATTTTAAGTCCCTTACTTGCTAAGGCTGCTGCTTTCTGTGCCGTACTTAGTCCAGTGGTTGCAGTGGCTGCTGCTGTATTTGCCGTTGTATTAGCTACTGTTGAGGTAGTACTAGCAGTTAACGCACCTGTATTACTTTGTATTGCGCCAGTACTAGCAGTTAACGCACCTGTACTAGCTTGTCTACTTGCCTCATTTGTCTTAACTGCAACTGTATTAGCCGTTGTAGTAGCAGTGTTATTAGATTGTTCAACTCCTACTAACCTTAAGAGTGCATGATACGCACGGTATGTTCCGCTTGACTGGTCCATGAAGGTGTTTTGTAGCTGAGTAATTCCATTTAAGACACTCATAGCCCCAGCAAGTTTAGTAAGGGTTTGCTGTGCCTCCTCTGATTCTACCCCAAACAGGGCCATACTTCCAGCGACTGTCTGAAAAATACCTATACCTGTACCTGCTACGTCTAGGGCTGCTGTTAGCCCTCTGGTATCGTTTGCAAATTGGCCTACTACTGCCTTAGCATCACCCATAGCGTCCTTGATACTACCTGCCCTTGCTGCTAGTTGTTGGAATTTCTCACTAGCAGGGTCTACACCATTGAGCAACATATTAGCTAGCTCGGATTGTATCGCTTTTAATTCCTGCTTAATATTACCACTACTAGTCTTAAATACAGTCTCAGTATTACCTACTTCCGATTTTACTTTTTCAATAATTGAATTAAATTGCTTGTTGTCCAAACGGATTCTAGTTACCAAGTCTTGTGCCATATTCCTTTGCTTTCTGTTTAAGTCTTTCTATGTCCTCCTTGGTTGGTAGTGGGTCTTTATCACCTGTACTACCTTCTAAGTTATCCCATGGTAAGGGCATAAATTTTCGTGGGTTAGTCTCTTTTGTACCACCCATTACCTTGGCAGATGTATAAATAGTCTGTCTTCCTATTTCCCAGTCATCCTGTTTAGCCCTGTACAGATTCTTAACTAGTACGTGTAATTCTAACATACTCATCCTGTCTAGTACATACTCGGGGTCTAGGTTGCCTTGAAATACTAAGATACTAAATACATCTGCCATTCCTAGTTTTTTCCCTTATCCTCACCTTTCTTAGTGTCATCCTTACCCTTAAACTCTGCTTGTCTAGATAATTCCCTTTTCATGAACTCTGTATAGACTGTAAAGATACTAGGGTCTTCATCTATGCTGTCTAAGAGTTTATCAAAGGTTAGGTCAGTGTCTTTGTTACCTGCTAAGATACAACAATATAGAAAAAGGTACTGGTCGCTAAGTGTATCTAGGCTAAATAGTTTACTAGCTGCTGCCTCAAATAACATCATAGCACGTACTGAGTAGACTAGCTTATATTCCTTGTTGTTAATTGTTACTGTATTCATGATTAAAAAATTATTGGGCTACCTACTACACCCTTGTTAAGTTTGGATATAATAGGTATAGCCCTGTTTCATTATTATTTCTTTTATGCTGTTGCCACCTTCTTAAGCGCACCGACACCTGTAAAAGTAGCAGAAAATGTAGCGTTATCCTCATTTGGTGCACTACATTCTAGAGAGGTAATTAAGACCTTGCCTGTATATGTGCCTGTAGTTGAAGGAATCCAACCGCCTTTAGTTACCTCATCTGCCTTAGTCTTATAGTTCTTCTCTAGGGCAAATACTGCATCTATTGGGGTCTGTGCTGTCATAATATCAAATAGTGCCTCAAAGCCTACACCTTCACCATCATTTGACATTAGATTTTCTGTTGACATTTCCCAGCTGATTTTGCCTGCCTGTGCTGATACCCATTTACCACCAGAATCTTTACTAGTAGTCTCAGTTGTATCTTGGCTAATAGAAAGACTGTGACTAGTTGCAAAAGCGATAGACTTTCCATTAATAAAAAGCATTAGGTCACGTCCTTTGGTTACACTTGCCATATTATATTATGTTATTTATTTTTTATATTTACTGTTATACTAAGTAGCTGTAAGAATGTGTCTTCCCTGTATTCCTCGCTGGTGTCTTGTAGTTCTAGGTCTGTTATTTCAAGTCCCCCTATAGTTCTACCTTGGCTTGCTAGTAAGACATCTATTACCTTACTGCATATTCCTAGCCCCTGTCTATAATCACTGCTAGCTACTATAAAAGACATCCTAACCTGTGTATCATAGACTAGCTTATCTTTATTGCTGCTAGGTGTTAGTCCGTCTCTCCGATAAACTATGAAAGGGAAACTAGTACCTTTATCAGCGACTAGTGGAAATACTTTACTTCCTACTTGCCTACTTAATTCCTCGTCTTGTAGTAGGATAGATTTTACAACCCTACCTAATTCTAAACTCTCCATTACTTCTTATTCCATATCTTATCAATAGACTCAGAAAATAACCTACTCATAGAGTCCTCAATTTCTGACATCTTAGCCTGTACAGTGGGTTGGAAAAAACTATGTCGCTTATGAACACCCCTACTAGCACCTGCCTTAGTACGTCTCAACTGTGTACCAAGTTCCCAAAATTTTAAGCGAAAATCAGCCATGATATGCACCTTAGCTGTATCACTATCCCTACTTGGCTTACTGTACTTGATACCAGACTCTAGCGTTTTACCATTCCACCAGTTAGGACGGTTATAGCCCTTTGTTACTGTTCTGAGACTCTGCCTAGCTGCCTTAACTAAAATATCACTACCTTTCTTTAGTGCAGTGTTTTTAGCTTTGGTTTGTTCACGTCCTGTTAGTTCTGTGAATTTCTTAACCAGCTCTTCCGCCCCTGTTAGTTCTAAGTTGTCGTTATTCATTGATTAGCTCTGTATCTATTACCTTCTTTTGTTGGGCTGGTACTGGAATGACACTTAAGACCCTGTACTTCTTATCCTTGTACATAATATAGTCTGTGTGTTCCTGTATGTTAATGTACTGCCAAACTTCAAAAGTAACTTGATAGGTATAGACAAGTTCATCACATACTACCTCTCTATCCCCTGTCTTATAACCTACATTAGCTCTAGTAGTTGTTAATAGGCGGTGGTGATTAGTAGTACCTCCGAAATCGTCTTGTATTATTTCAGTCCGATAAATTGCTATGGTGTCTCTTAGTAGTCCTGTTCTCATACCTTATCCTTTCCGCCTGTGTACTTCTTACTGTAGTTCTTGTATAAGTCTAGTAAGTAGGTAAGACTATAGGGTAGCTCTGTGTGACTACTAAAAGCAATAGACTCACGGTTAGCGTATAAGTTTGCTGTTAGAATTAATATAGATTGAACTAGGGGAGGCGGTAAAGTTGTCCTCCCACTAGCTTGTATGATATTTTCTAACTTATCATCTATATGTCGTTCTACTGCTAATTCCGCTGCTTGCTCAATGTCACATAAGTACTCATCGTCTTCATGAAAGCTAGAGTCTATGTTAAGATGTTTTTTTAGTTGCTGTAAATTTACGTACATATAGAAACTTAGTTAACTAATTAGACTGCGAATGTACCAA